TCAGGAGTTTGGGACTAGCAAAATGCCAAACGGTCATCCTTTTTTAAGACCTGCGTTAGATAGTCAAGTAGAGATAGTTTTAGATGCACTAAAGAGCGAGTTAGCTTACATAATCCCTGCTTACGCGAAGCGACTGAATCGAAGGAAGAAGTAATGGCATCCAGCAACATTGCTCGACTTGGTGTCGTTCTTGGTCTTGATACTGCGTCATTTACTGCTGACGTTGACAAGGCTATTGCTGAGACTAGAAACCTCAAGGCGGCCATTACTAGGGAATCTAATGCTGCGGCTAAAGAGATTGTTGCTCTTAAATACGCCACTGAAGACTATGGCAAAGAGGTTTCCAAGGTAACGCAGATTGAGCGTGAGATTGCCGCAGGTAGATTCAAGAACGCGGCTCCTGCTCTTCAGCAACAGCTTCTTGCCCAGGCTAAGGCTTACGACGAAGTGTCTGCGGCAGGCAAGCGCACGATGGGGGTTCTGTCTGAGCAGCAGAAGCTCGCCATCACCTATCAAACAACCGACCTCGTAACCCAGATCGCATCAGGCCAAAGCGCCATGATCGCTCTGCTCCAGCAGGGTGGTCAGTTGAAGGATCAGTTCGGTGGCGTGGGCAATATGTTCAAAGCCCTTTCTTTAATGATCACCCCGATGAAGGTGGCGATCACAGGGCTTGCTGCTGGCGTTGGTGTTCTTGGTTTTGCTTTTTATCAGGGCGCTAGAGATGCAGCGGAACTCAGAGATCAGTTGATCCTGACAGGCAACTATGCAAACCTAACGCAAAAGACTTTTCTTGATCTCGCTGATTCGGTCAGCACAAAGACCAACTTGTCTATTGGCAAGACCAAAGACATCTTGATGGAGTTGGTCAAGTCTGGAAAGTTCACAGATCAATCTCTAGGTTCTGTCGCCCAAGCTATTGCCAACGTCACCAAGTTGTCTGGTGAAACGGCTACTGAGGTTGCACAGAAACTAATCCCTGCTTTTGATGGCGGCGCGTCCTCTATTAAGTCGCTCAATGACAGGATGCACTTCCTAACACTTGAGCAATACAAGCACATTGTTCTTCTTGATAAGCAAGGCAAAGCTCAAGAGGCCGCCAAGGTTGCTGCTGATGCGCTGAATAAGAAACTTCAAGACCAAGAGCGCCAAGTGGGAACTCTTGAGGGAGCATGGACGAAACTTAAGAATGCGGCTAGTGCAGCTTGGAATGCTTTGCTTAATATCGGTCGGCCACAAACTCTTGAAGATCAACTGGATCAGATAAACCAATTCATCACTGCTGCGGCAAATCAACTTAATAAGGCTAATCCTGACTCTGTTTACTACGGGAAACTGTTGCAGAGCTTTCAGGAGTTTGTAACTAAGAGGCAAACAATCCTTGACAAGATGCAAGCCGGTGAAGAAGCAGCGAAGAAATCACAACAAAACACGCAAGAAATTAACGATGAAGTTAAGTTTGGTGAGAAGCGCCGACAACTTGCTTTTGAGATTGATCAGGCAATAGTGAAAAATCAATATGATCGTCGCAGGATGGCTGCGAATGACATGATGACTATTGAGCTTAATGCTCAAGAAAAGATATTCCTTGCCAGAAACGAAATGGCAAAGAAGAATCAATCAGAAGCTGATGTATTTGCTGAACAAAATGCAAAACTACTTTCTCAACAACTAATTCAAATTGAGCAGGATAAGCAAAAACAATTACGCGACCTTGCAAAGAAGCGTTACGCAGATGAAATGGCCGACCGTCAGAAACTTGCTGATGAGGCCATGAATGATCTTGCTCAAGAGCAATCTCGCAGGGATCAGATTTACAACCAGTTAGTTCAGACGGGTCAAGTAGAAAAGGAAAGCCTTGAGTACGAAATGCAGAAACTGCAACTCAAAGGTTCTCTGATCGGAGCCTCTGACAAAGCACTTCAGATTGCCATGCTGGAGTTGGAAACTCGGAGAAAGATCGCAGAGATCATGGCTAATCCTGATCTCAGCCCTGAGAAGCGTGATCTATTGATCTCCCAGGCTCGCAGGAACCAAGGTATGCAAGAGATGTTCATCTCTATGCAGGACTCTCTGAAGGCCACCCAGCGTGTCTACGATGCCGTGTTCGGGAACATGGAGAAAGCTCTAGAGAACTTCGTTCGTACTGGGAAGCTGTCGTTCAAGGACTTGGCTAGGTCGATCATCCAAGACCTAATACTGATTCAGTTGAAAGCCTCGGCAACGATGCTGTTCAATTCCTTCCTGAGAAACTTTGGGTTCTCATTTGGGTCGGCCAGCGGTGGAACTATTACCGGAGGTTCTGGGCTAAGGCCAAGAGCCTATGGGGGGCCTGTTAATGCAGGAACGTCTTACATGGTTGGAGAGAAAGGTCCAGAGATGTTTGTGCCTCGCACATCTGGGACTATTGTTCCTAATAACGCTCTTTCCTCTACTGGTGGTTCCCAGGTTATTAACAACTACAACATCCAAGCGATTGACGTAAAGAGTTTTGAGGATAGGATCATGGGAAGTAGTACAGCGGTGTGGGCAGCTAATGCCTACGCTAACAAGTCTCTTGCCATTGGAAGAGGACGCGCATAATGTCGTTTCAATCGATAGTCGATATTCAGCAGTCCATGACTGTGAATAACCGACGTACTGTCGGCCAGCAAGTCTCTAGAGGCGGGCAAATCAGGACCGCTCAGTACCTGACAGCGGTGCCTTGGGTGTTTACCATCGTCCCGCATAACTATTTGTACTACCCACAGGTCCGAGATGTTATCCAGACGATTGACAACCTTGACCGTCAAACTGCTGCAAACATCACTTTTTCTAGCAGCAATCTTTCTTGGTTTACTGCTTATCGCGGTGGCCTATCTGGTGCCCAGGCGGCGGCGCTGACTTTGGCTTCTGTGCCTGCGGCTAACGCAACTACGATCTCTATCGGTAACTTGCCTGCTGTAGGAAGCTCTGTAGTCGTCCTGGCGGCGGGGGACTTCATCCAACTAGGGTCTTACGTCTACAAGATCACTGCGGACGTTCTAAGGGGCGGCGCGTCTACTGTGAACGCCACGATCCACCGGCCTGTGATTGGTACACCTTCTACTGGTACGCTGACCGCTGTTGGCTCTGCGGTGAGTTTTCCTGTGTACGCGGAGCAGTGCCCGACATACACTCTGACTCCAATGACCAATGGTGCTTTTGTGAACTGGGACGGTCCTTTTGTGTTTAGGGAGAACGTGGCTCCATGAGTACGACAATGAACGCGCTTTCGAGCGCAAATATAAGACACGCTGAGTTTGTCAGGCTTCAGATTGGCAATCCAGTAACTACGACTTACTCATTCTGCAACGCTGCTGCTCCGATTACGGTTAGTGGCATCACGTTCTCTAACCTCGGGATGCTGCTTCAACTTGGGGATATTCCTCAAGACATTAAAAGCACATCCGACGACATCACGATCAGTCTGACGGGTATTGACCCTACCAACGTAGGCTTGATTCTCTCTTCTAATATCAAAGGCTCCACCGTAGAAATCTGGCGAGGCTTCCTAGACTTAAACAACCAGATCATCACCACTCCGTCAACTCAGTTCTTCAAGAGATACACAGGGATCATTAATTCTGTAGGCATCTCTGAGGACTTCAACGATCAGGCTCGGACTCGCGTAGCTACTTGCACTATTTCATGCACCTCAATGAGGAAGGTTCTAGAGAACCGCATTGCAGGGCTGAGGACTAACCAGAAGTCTTGGCAGTTCTTTTACCCTAGCGATACGTCTATGAACCGGGTTGCTGCGATCTCCAATCAATACTTTGACTTTGGAGCGCCTCCGAAAACTGGTGGTGTCTCTACTCCTGGCGAAGACAAGTTAACGCCAGACTTTAGAGAGCAACCATGATCCGATTTGCGTCTAAGTTTGACGTACCTGCCTGTACAGAGATGATGCGTAGGTACGCCAGCGAGTCGCCTATTGATGCTCTAAGAGACTCTAAAGTACAGAACGATAACTATGTAAAAGCGTTGATTGAGTCTCTGATCATCGGAAGAGGATTTGTCCTACTGGATGATCAGATGCGAGGCATGTTAGCTGCCATCATTACGCCTAACTTCTGGTGCCCACAGGTCGCAGAGATTAAAGAAGTCGCTTGGTGGGTTCATCCTGAATACAGACAGGGCACAATCGGTGGAAGACTATTCTTTGAGTTTGTAAAGCACTCGGAAGAACTGATCCGAGAAAAACGTGCTGACATCGTATGTGCATCGCTCATGCACACAAGTTCTGTGCAGAGTCTTCCAGGCTTCAAGAAGATCGAAACGACATTCGTTAAGGAATAAGACATGCCAGCATCAGTAGTATTGGCGGCGATTGGAGCGCAACTTACTGGGGCTGCTCTTGCTGTAGCCACGTTTGCGATCAACTTTGCTGCGTCTTACATAATCACGCGAGTATTTGGTCAGAAGTCCCCTGATCAAACGGATAGCGGAGTAAGGCAGCAAGTACCTCCAAGTTCTACTAACTCAATCCCAGTCGTTTATGGTGACGCCTGGATGGGTGGTACGTTTGTGGATGCAGTGCTGTCCACAGATCAGAACACGATGTACTACGTCTTGGCGATCTCCAATATCTCGCCAAACGGACAGTTTACTTATGACCGGACGAAGTTCTATTATGGTGATCGGCTTGTAGCTTTTGATGGCACTGATCCAACTAAAGTTATATCGCTGACTGACGGTGATGGAAATGTAGATACAAAAGTTTCTGGAAACCTCTACATCAACCTCTACACCTCGACTGCTGCTGGCACGATAACTAACGTCACAGGCACCTCTCCGTCCACATTCATGGGCGGTAGCGACATTGCCGCTGGCCTACGTTGGACCGGCACTCGGCAGATGAATGGTTTGGCGTTTGCCATTGTCAAGCTCATCTACAACCGAGACGCTGGGACTACCTCTCTTCAGCCTGTCACCTTCAAGGTCAAACACGCATTGAACGGAACGGGTGTTGCAAAGCCTGGGGATGCGCTTTACGACTACCTGACTTCTACGACCTATGGAGGGGCTGTTCCTGCGGCTTCAGTCAATACGACTGCCTGCAACGCTCTAAACACTTACTCGGACGCTACGATCTCCTATACGCCCTCTGGTGGAGGCTCCGCTACGCAAGCGAGGTATCGCGTTAATGGCGTCATTGATACCGGAAGATCGGTCCTCGAAAACGTAGACAAGATTCTGACCGCGTGTGATTCTTGGTTGTCTTACCAAGCCTCTACGGGTCAGTGGGCACCAGTAATCAATAAGGCAGAATCTACAAGTTTTGCTTTTAATGACTCAAATATTATTGGAGAGATCAAAGTCTCTGTAGTTGATTTAGCGTCTTCTATTAACCAGATTGAAGTCTCATTCCCATTTAAGGACAACAAAGACCAACCAGAGTATGTCTTTCTTCAGACGCCTGCTGGGCTTCTCTATCCTAATGAGCCAGTAAACAAATACTCAACCAGTTTTGATCTGGTCAATGACTCAGTACAAGCAAGTTATCTAGCTAACCGAATTCTTGAGCAGGCCAGAGAAGACCTGATCGTGTCCTTCTCTACTGCCTACACAGGCATTCAAGTAGACGCGGGAGATGTGATCTCCGTAACGAATTCGGACTACGGTTGGTCAGCAAAACTCTTCCGAGTCACCAAGGTACAGGAAGCATCTCTTCCTGATGGCAACCTTGGAGCAAGACTAGAAGCCGCAGAATACAACGCTAGTGTCTATGACGACGGCACCATCCAGCAGTTTGCTCCTGCGCCTAACTCGTTGATGGCATCGGTTTTCTATTTCCCGACGCTATCTGCTCCTACGTTTTCTGATCAACTGCCTGGAGATAGTCCTCCTACTTTTAGTGTTTCCTGCCAGCTTCCTTCATCTGGGCGAGTTACGTCCATCAGTCTTTTCTATACGACCGTCGCGTCTCCAACTCAGACTGATTGGAAGATTTGGGCAACTCAAATATCTCCTAACTCTCAGCCATTTGCTCAAAGCGCGACAATCAAATTTACTGATGTTGTGTTGGGAACGGACACATATTACTTTGCTTTTAGTGTGGCAAATGAATATGGGTCTTCTCAACTATCAACTATTTCATCATCGTTTTCTTGGGCAACTTTAGCGGCGACTTCTTTTGTTACTTCCTTTGCTCCTGCGGCAATTCAAGTCCCAAGGTCTGGCGTAACTCCAACTTTTACTGGAATAATTACAAGGCTTTATGGTTCAAATGCTGGTGGCGCAGTAAATTTCGTCACTGCACAAACAGATTCGGCTGGATCATTTGTAAATAATTCTTGGAGAATTGGTGCTAGTTCAACTACGGGCAACGCAGACATAACAACCACTGGTGGTTTAACTCTAGGTTCTATTACTGATGGCGGTACATATGCGGAATGGGGAATACCGTCATCGATGACAAGTTCCCCTGCGGTTTTAACTGTTCCTGTTCGATATAAAGATTTGTCTGGTGGTGTTATTCAAGCCGCAACAGCCCAGGTTCAATTTGTATTTAGTGATGCAGGTACTAACGGTACAAATGGAACACGAACGGCAGAACTTGAGTTGTATAGGTGGTCTGCATCAACTCCAACCACATTTCCGTCTGGGACATCTACTTATACATGGGCAACAGGAACATTCACCAATCCTGCGACATTGAATAGCTGGACTCAAACTCCAGGGGTTGGGCCTGCTGGACAGAATTTATACGCATGTAAGCAAATTTATTCCGATACTAATACAACAGCAAACTCCACGGTAACTTGGTCTACAAGTACAGCATATATTGTTGGATACGCAGGAACTAATGGCACTAACGGGACTAATGGAGTTAACGGAGCCAATGCAACGCAATCTGCTGAACCAACCGTATATCAGTGGGCTGTAAGTATTCCTTCTGGACCATCAGGCTCCGCAACTTATACATGGAGCACGGGTGCTTTTGGTTCAGCGCCTTCAGGTGGTTGGACGCTGACTCCAGGCACATCCCCGTCTGTCGGTTTTACATTGTGGGGCGCAACAGTATTTATTACTGACACAGCAACAAATTCAACCACATCATTTAATTGGACAAGTGCATCAATTACTGCCAGAGGATATTCTGGCACCAACGGCACCAATGGAACTAACGGCACCAATGGGACTAACGGAACAAATGGGAC